TACTATTTATGTATATATTAATAATATAGGTTAAACAAAAATAAAATTTATGAGCAACAATTTATTAGAGGCAAACAGCGACAGAGTCATTGTTAAGCCTGTGGAGTCGGGAGAAGAGCGCTACGGATCGATAATTATCCCAGACATGGGAAAAGAAAAACCAGAAATGGGTGAAGTAGTTTCCGTAGGTCCAGGACGCCAGTCTGAGTTTGGACAATTTATCAGAGTAGAAGCTAAAGTAGGGGATGTGGTATTGATTCCAAAGATTGGAACAATCCGTATTGACTTTGAAGGTCAAGAATACTTCATACTTCCAGACAGAGAAATCCTTGCTACTATTAAGAAGGCGGAGTAATTTAGTAAGTTTCCGTAAAAAGTTGCTATTTATATATGTAGAATTGGAGCTACATCCTTAAAGAAACTATCAACTAAAGCTTATGGCAAGTAGAGTCTCCAATCTCGAAAGCCTAAGCTTTTTTTATTATGACAGGAGTTTATAAAATTACAAGTCCAAGTGGAAAAGTATATATAAGACAATCAGTTAACCTAAAAAAGAGACGACGAGAATACAGCCATCTACAGAGTTGTAAAACTCAAAAAAAGCTATACGCTTCACTAGTAAAGTACGGTTTCTCTGAGCATATCTTTGAAGTGGTGGAAGAGTGTAGTGTGGAAGAGTTAAACAAGCGTGAGAGACATTGGCAAGATTTTTATAATGTTCTAGGAGAAAGTGGACTAAACCTTCGACTGACTCAAACGGAAGATAGATCAGGACACTGCTCGCAGGAGACAGCAAATAGAATAGGAGATGGTAATAGAGGTAATAAAAAACCTCCAAGAACAGAAGAGCATAGAAAACACCTATCAGAGGCCTTACAAGGAAACAACCCTTCTGAATCAACAAGACAGAAGTTTCGAGAGATAAGAATGGGAAAGACTGGTGCAGAGAGTTGGAAAGGAGCAAATAATCCAAGTGCAAGAGCAGTTCGAGATGTAGAGACAGGGCAGGTCTATGAGACAGTTCGAACAGCAGCAAAAGCAATAGGAGTATTACCAGCAACCCTACAAGCTTGGCTATCAGGTAAAAATAAAAATAAATCAACAATGGAGTTTCTTTAGTTGGATATTAAAAAAATAGTAGTTATATTAATAAAAAGTTTTAATTAAAAAAATATGAGCAAACAAATTAGTTTCGGTACAGAAGCCAGAGAGAAATTACTTTCAGGAGTAAATCAATTAGCAGATGCAGTAGTAAGCACATTAGGACCATCAGGTCGAAATGTATTTATTCAACACCAAGGAGGAAACCCAACCTCAACAAAGGATGGTGTAACAGTAGCAAAAGAAATCGAGTTAGAAGATCCAATTGAAAATGTAGGAGCTCAAGCAGTGAAGCAAGTTTCAATCAAGACAGGAGAAGTAGCTGGAGATGGAACTACCACAGCAACTTTACTTGCAAGAGAAATTTACAAGCAAGGACTTACAGAATTAGAAAATTCTAATGCAGTAGAAGTAAAAAGAGGTATCGACATTGCTACCAAAGAAGTAATCAAATACTTACAAAAACAATATTCAAAAGATATTACTGACGAAGAGCAACTAAAACAAGTAGCAACAATCTCAGGTAACAACGATGTTGAAGTAGGTAAGTTGATTGCAACAGCAATGGACAAAGTAAGTAGAGAAGGAATTATTACTATTGAAGAATCTAAGACAGGAGAAACCTATCTTGAGACTGTAGAGGGTATGCAATTCAATAGAGGATACAAATCTCCATACTTTGTTACAGATAACAATACAATGACCTCAGTATTGGACAATCCACTTATTGTTATCACAGACAAAAGAATTCAACAAATAAAAGAGATACTTCCACTATTGGAATCAGTATCACAGCAAAACAGATCATTGCTCATCATTGCAGATGACATTGATGGAGAAGCTCTTTCAACATTAGTTGTGAACAAAATGAGAGGTATCTTAAAAGTAGTAGCAGTGAAAGCTCCTGAGTTCGGAGATAAGAAGAAAGCTATCCTAGAAGACATCGCTACACTAACAGGAGGTACAGTTGTATCATCTGAGAAAGGAATGAAGTTGGATAAGTTTGATCCACAATGGTTCGGACAATCTAGAAAGATTATAGTAGGAAAAGACGATACTACTATTGTAGATGGAAAAGGAACTGAAGAAGATATCACACAACGAATCGAAGAGTTAAAAGAACAAATCGAGAACACAGTTTCTCCTTACGAGAAAGAAACTCTTCAAGATAGGTTAGCAAAACTTATCGGAGGTGTTGCAATGATACACGTAGGTGGCCACACTGAAGTAGAAATGAAAGAGAGAAAGGATAGAGTAGATGATGCTCTCCATGCAACTAAAGCAGCTCTCGAGGAAGGAATACTTCCAGGTGGAGGAATTGCACTACTAAACGCAGCAGCTCACTTGAATCAACTTATAATGGAGATTACTCATCCAGATCAAGAGAAAGGTATCAATATTATAATCAAAGCAATTAGAAAGCCTTTTGAGCAAATCCTATTGAATGCAGGAGAGACTCAAGACAAGATTGAAGACAGAGAACAAACTCTACTTGCAGGAGATAAGTGGCAAGGATTCAATCCTAGAACAGGACAGTATGTAGATATGCTTAAGGATGGAATTATTGATCCAACCAAAGTAACAAGACTAGCATTAGAGAATGCAGCTTCAGTTGCAGGAACAATGTTAATCACAGAATGCATTATCTCAAACATAAAACCAAAAGATGAACAAGCAGGAATTGATCCTTCTCAGTTCATGTAATATTAATCAAAAACAAAAATCAAATGGACAAGCAAGAATTATTCGAGCAAATCGATGAGCTGTATCAAAGTTTCGTAAAAGAGCACAACGGTACAACGAAGAAGTCTCAAGCCAATGCAAGAAAATCTATTGGAGAGGTTAAGAAATTAATCACAGACTACAGAAAAGCATCAACGGCACAGAGCAAATAGAAAGCAGTGACCGAGAGGTGAGGTGGCGTAAGTCTCCTCACCGAAGGTGTCACGCGGATTTTTAAACAAGTAAATAAACAAAACAATGGAAATAATTCAAATATTAGCAACAGCAGGAGCTATATCCGTACTAGCCCTAGCGATAGGACTATTCATTTTAAGCAAAATAGAAGCTCCAACCTCAGACGAACCCTCATACACTAAAGAGGAATTAACTACCACAGAACTTGCAAAACAATTATATAATAAAGATGCAAGACCTCATCTTCCAACTAGTGGAGCAATTACTAAGGACGTATTGGATCAAATCGTTAAGAAAGCCAAGGTACTTCCCGAAGATATTGTAATCGATCTAGGTAAATCAGATCAAACTTCAAAACCTAAGAAAAAAAGAAAGTACTACCCTAAGAAACCTAAAACTCAACTATAGTATGAACTCGAGAGCCAGATATGAAGAATTAAGATTAAAACCAGACTTTGTCGAAAATACTCCACAACAAAGAACCATCGCCACTATCGTGGAGATCTTGCAGGCTAGTCAACACATTAACATGACCGATCACTTGATCATGAAGGTACTTAACATTTCTAAAACAGCTCCCAACCTTTCACCTGCCGCAGTGTTTCAAATCGCAGCAGACTCTGTTAAGGTAGATGAACTATGCAACAACTAATAAAATAAAAATGGAACAACCAAGAATGAATCTATCGATTGATCAAACTCTTCCGGTAGAATGTGAAAAATGTGGTCATACTTTCTTTCAGGAAGCTTTACACATCAGAAAAGCCAGCGGGATACTTACAGGAACAGGTCAGACCACCTACATGCCTATTCCGGTATTTGCGTGCAAGGCCTGCGGTCATGTCAATACAGAATTCCTTCCAAAGGAATTAAAATCGTTGAACTCTGAGGAATAAATCAGACTTTGATTAAACCTTAAAGAGACCTCGTGTCTCTTTTTTTTGTGGCTATTTATTGTAAAGCAACGCATATGAAAAAGAGCAATTATTACAAGCCAACTCCTAATAAATGGAGAAAGTTAGGAGACACCTTACTAGCAGTAAGTACAACTATTACAGGATACTCTTTGTATATGGACCTTAAGTGGGTAGCAGGAGTAGCATTAGCTTTGGGGGTATTAGGTAAATTTTTAACTAACTTCTTTACAGACGACAGTACAACATGAGTTTAAAAAATCTACAAACAAAAATTGGAGTAGTTGCAGATGGGGCGTTTGGTCCTGGTACAATGAAAAAGGCAATGGAGTTTTATACATTAACTCCAGAAAGAGCAGCACATTTCTTCGGACAGACAGCTCACGAAACAGGAGAGTTTAAAATATTCACAGAGAATTTAAATTACTCTACAAAAGGATTACTAACTACCTTTAAGAAGTATTTCATAAATGAGGCAACAGCCAAACCGTTTGAAAGAAATCCAGAGAAGATTGCCAATAGAGTATATGCAGGTAGAATGGGAAATGGTCTTTCAACCTCAGGAGATGGTTGGAAATTCCGAGGAAGAGGAGCTCTTCAATTGACAGGAAAAGAAAATTACAAAGCATTTTCAGACTACCTAGGTAAGCCAGAGATCATGACTAATCCAGATCTAGTAGCAACTACTTATTCATTTGAATCAGCAATGTTCTTCTTTGATAAGAACAAACTATGGTCCATTTGTGATCAAGGAGTAAACGATACCACAATACTAACACTAACAAAAAGAATCAACGGTGGTACTCATGGATTAGATGACAGATTACTGAAAACTAAAAAATACTACCAATACGTAAAATAGTTGTTTATAAGATGAAAACATCCCTACTAATTACATTATCATTGACAACAGCATTCGCATTTATAGGTACGTATTTTTTACACCTAACAGCAGATAACATAGACCAATTCCTTTCAGTGGGATTAGTAGTCTTCGCAGATGGATTCTTTGGGATCTGGGCAGGAGTAAAGAGAGAAGGATTCCAAACTAGGAAGGCACTCAGTGTGTTAAAGACATTTGGTTTCTGGACTATAATGCTAGCAGCTATTCTTTCGATAGAAAAAGGATTTACTGGAACATCTTGGTTAAGTGAAACTATCATGGCACCATTCTTAGTATTTCAATTAATTTCTATTCTAAAAAATGCTTCAATGGTAGGTGTAGTTAAAAATGAACTAGTAGCTCAAATATTAGATAGATTAGATCGCCATAAGGGAGAGCGTGATACTACGAAATAGGAGTAAGGAAATATTTTTTAGTCATATTTATAATAAATAAGAGTACTGCGACCACTTTATAAAAACATTACGGAGATTTTAAAATAACACCTTGTCGCAGAGGGTTTGTTTTAATTTCTCCTTTTTTTTTTTTTTTTGATAGGAATTTATAAAATAACAAATCCAAAAGGGAGAATTTATATTGGGCAGAGTATTACCATTGAAGAAAGATGGAAGAATTACAGTAAACTAAGAGACTCTAAAAATCAAATAAAATTACATCGTTCACTATTAAAATACAGTTTCTCTGAACATATTTTTGAAGTTAAGGAAGAATGTACAGTAGAAGAGTTAAACGTTCGTGAGAGACACTGGCAGGACTTTTATAATGTATTAGGTCCAAAAGGACTAAATTGCAAACTAACAGGTACAGAGGATAAGTCGGGATGTCTGTCTCAAGAAACGAGAAAAAAACAAAGTGAAAGTCACATACTTCGTAACCAAACAGAAGAAGGAAGGCTTACTATACAGAAACGTGTAGACAATACTGACTACAGCAAGAGAACAACTAATACTGATTATAAGAAGAAAGTACTTAATACTGATTTTGA